CCGACGCCCCGGCCACGGTGTCGATGAAGCCGGACAGAGTAGCCGATGCGCCTTGCATCGTCTTGAGAAACTCGCGGTCCTGATCCCCGAAGACCGACACGTCGGCAAGATCCGCGTTCCGGACCGCAGAAACGTTGTTCAAATAGGCCGAAAGGTCGTATTCACCGATCAGAACCTTAGCTCGACGCCCTGCTACGAATGCCATGCTTTTTAAGGCTCCTCAGAGGCCGCAGGCGCGGCGACAACGTCGCCAAGGTCGCCACTGTCGGGTGCCTCGGCGATCGGGGCTTCTGGGGCATCCTGCGAGGTCACTTCTTCGGCCTCGGCCAAATATTGGCTCTTTTCGACCACGACACCGTCCTCGACGAGCCATGGGGACGCCTTGACCAGGGCCGCGGGGACTTCGTCGCCCGGGAAGACCTCGATCCCGAGGCCTTCGTTCTGGATATGGCCCCGAGAGATGTAGACCTTCGGCATTTAGCAGATGACCTCGACGGTAAAGTCGCATCCTAGATAGGACACGCCCCCCATATCGTAAACGCCGAGGCCTTGGGCACTCAAGACCCGGGTGACGTTGGCCGCGCCACCGAGGGACGGGTCACCCTCGATCGCCGCCTTGACCGACAAGGCACCCGATCCGTCGAGGTACTGTTCGAGCCGCTCTTGAGCCGAGCGGTCCGTCGCCTTGCCGACGAGAATCCGGACCGGGTAGGTCATCCGGTCTGCGGCCCGTTGATAGACGAAGTCGAAGACAATCGAGGTCGGCATCCCGACGATCGCGGCCGGGGGGCTGAACTGATCGGGGATGGTCTCATAGCACCGGAGCCCCGAGATCGTCGAGAGCCGGGTCTTGAGTCCTGCGCGGACGGAAGCGATATTCACAGACCCCTCCTCGCCCGGATCTTCCGGACGACCTCGCCGAGGTTCCGCACGATCTGGCCTTGGTACTGCTCGAGCGATCCCCGCAGGTACCGCCGGGGCAGAAGGCCCCCGCGGCGCGTGATAGCGTCGGCGATGACCTCGGCATCGTGGAACGTACCGCCGCGGCCCTTCCTCTCGGCCCATCCCATAAGGGCCGCAGGGGGCACAACGTGCCGCTTGCGAGGCCACGACGGATGGTCATGCACAAGACCCGTTCCGAATTCCATGTAGGCCCCGTAGGGTTTCCCGTTCTTCCGGACGTTCGTCCCGATGGACGCCGTGACCTTCTGGCCTTCGACCTTGACTTGATCGTTGATCGAGGTCCGAAGAAGGCTTGTGTCCACCGGGGCACGCCTGCGGGCCTCGCTCGCGACGACCTTGGCCGCGGCGTCGATGTATTCCCGCAGGACATCCACCGCGTCCCGCTCGAGGTCCAAGGCCCGGACGATCTGGTCCAGGCCCCGGACTTGTATCTCGTAGCTCGACATCAGACCAGATCGACGAGGCCGATCTTCCGGTACGGCGCAAGCAAGACGCCCGCGTCCGGATCGACCGCTCTTAGTGCAACCGACTGTCCAACCTCGCCGCCCCCGGCGACGCCGAACGGGGCGTCCTTTCTCTTGAAGTACCGGGCAGCCGTGATCAGGCAAGCCTCGTTGACGGCATCGGGTACCGTCGCCCATCCCCATGTCCCCGTCACCTTGACCATCTCAAGCCCCAGGTCGAAGGACTCGCCAGCAAGGGGCTTCATCCGGATCTCAGTGTACGGCCAAGACGAAACAGCGTTGTTCAGGGGCCCCAGTTCATAATCCGCGGCCGGGATGACGTTCGACCAAGTCCGGTCGAGGTTCCGGTCCGTTGCGATCGCCGTGACGGTGACCACGTCATCGCAGAAGGTCAGGACCTCGGAAGCAGGGGTGAAGTACCGGACCTGACCCGCGGATGTCTGGTAGAAGAACCGATTACAAAACTTGTCGACCATCCTGGACGCGGCCTCGATGACCGCTTCCATGATCGAGTCGTCCGCGGTATCGGACACCGGGACGCCCATCCGAGCTTTCAACTCGTTGAGCGTCGCGTACCCGTTGACGATTGCCACGGCCTAGGCCTTCCGGCGCAGTCCGCGGATCTTCGGAGCCGCTTCGACAACCTCGACTTCCTCGGCCTGCTCCCGGGACTCGACTTCCGCGAAGGATGCGGCCGAGTCGGCAAGCAAGACGGCCTCGAGCTTGGGGTCCTCGATGATGTCACCGGGGACGAATGCCCCGGCCGAAGAGGAATACTTAGAGATGCACTTGAGCATGATCTTGATCCGGCCTTTCTAGTCCGACTGAAGAATGACATGGACCTCGAACGTCGCGTCCGCGGTCCCCGATTCCGTGGCAACAACACGCATCTCGGGCAGGAGCGGCCCTGAGCAGAGGGCATAATAGCCCGCGGCTCCGTTCGCCGTGATCACGATCGGGGTCATGTTGAGATCGGCCCACGCGTGGTCCGAATCGACGCGGCCTTGGAGCTTGACCGTGAACTGGTTGACCCCGGGGTTGTTTCCCGAGCCCGCGGTCTGGTTGACGAAGACCCCCGCGTCCTTGAAGAATCCGCGATAGATCCGCTCCTGCGGGTCGTTCTGGGTCCAATAGGTCCGGAACATGTCCCCGTTCGCCGTCGCCGTCCGCTGCAAGAGGGGCAAGGCGTCGACCGCTTTCATGACCCCGAACATCGGCCCGTTCATCTTGATCCTCTCTTATGGTTCGGGGGGCTCGGGACCGAAGCCCCGGCCCCCCGGCTTGCCTGTCGACTAGACGCCCTGACAATCAAGCAGGACGTAAACCACAACCGCGAGATCCGCGGTCACGGCATCCCAAGTCCCGGAAGTCGTGATCTCGACCCCGAGCTTCTGGCCTGCCGCGAACGGAACCGCAGTCTGAGCGAACACGGCCGAAGCCGCGGTCGCCGTGGTCAAGGTCTGCGTGGTAGCCGACTGCTCGGTGCCGTCGAGGGTGACGCCGACGGCGAGAGAACCCGCCGTCGCCGCCGCGCTCGTATCCACCGAGATCCCGACAACCGAACCCGCCCAAGGGAGCGAGAGACCCTGCACGGCCAAGGCCATGCCGCCGCTCACTTCCTGGATGTTCAACTGCGCGTCGGTCTGGCTTGCCGCCACCGCGTCCTGGACGAACACGATGGGGACAATCTGACCGCGTGCCGCGATCTGTTCGAACTGCTTTGGCATTTTCGTCCAGACCTACAGGGTGATGTTGTAGAGGACCGACGCGCCCTCGATGCCGGACGCCGCACCCGTCGGGGCGTAGCGGCCGAAGCCGAGACGGAACGAGGCCACAAGGCGGGACTGCTGCATGCCGGGCATCCGCTCGAGTTCGAGGGTGACAGCCTTCCGGATGCCGACCTTGAACGCGTTACGGTTGAAGGCAATCAACTGGCCCTTGGTGTTGTTGGCCGCGGTGGCGCTGATCTTGCCGTCGGCCTCAGTGAGACCCATCGCCATCGTCGAGATCACGGGGCATCCGAGGACGTTGCCGACCTGACCGACGAGGACGCCAGCCTGGGGGCCGAACTTGTCGACGGTCACGACCTGATCAAGCTGAGCGATCGCGTCCGCGGTCTGGGGATCGCACACGTAGATGAGATCCTGCGACCGGACGGGATGACCCCAGTCGATCTTGTAGGTGTTGTCGAGCATCTTGCCCTTGAGCCCGCTGAGCTGGCTCAGAGCGATGGAGCCCGCGGCGTTGATGCCGTTGGCCGTGTTGTCCACCAAGCCGACGTGACGGAGACCGTCAAAGGCGAGGTAGAACTTGTCGTCCGCGGGATCGGCGTCATCGGAGTTGATGTTGCCCGTGGCCGCGTTCGTGGTGTCACCGTTCAGGATGACCGAGTCACTGTAGAAGGCCAGCGACGCGGCAACCTGGGCCCGGATGAACGGCAGGAAGGGGATGATTGCATCCTCTTCCAGTTCATAGGTCCAGATCTGGTTGATGAGCATCTTCTTGGCCGTGACCGACACGCGGTTAGAACCGACGCGCCCGGTACCGGACAGGAAGCTGTTCTCGGTCGTGTTCTCGGCCGAGAGGACAGGCTCGGGCAGATCCGCGACGACGGGAAGATAAGCCGAAGGATGGATCATTTCGAACGTGTCGATCAGACCGAAGACCCGGCTATCCTGACGAGCGGCATCCCAGAGTTCGGAGACGTACTGGACGCCGACGAGTTCCTGACCGTAGCCCGCGGCGCCCTCGTTCTGGGTCGCCTTGGTGTAGGGGACCGCGGCGAGGTTCGCGGGGTAGGCCTTGATGTACCGCTTGCTCACGGCCTCGGCCGCGTTGGTCAGTTCCTCGGAAGGACCAACCCCGGTTTGATGCCGAGCCGACTTCATGATGTCGTGGAGCATCTGGACATCGCCCGAGGTCATCCCGGCGAACTTCGACCCGGCCGTGTTGGCATCGCCCGAGAAAGCGATCTTGCGGGCAAGGCCCGGGTTCGCCTTCACGACGGCCTCGATCTCACCGATGCGGCCCTCGAGGCTTGCGCCCTTGGCCTCGACCTGGGCGACGAGGTCGCTCAGGAGCTTCTCAACGTCGCTCACTTGTTGGGTCCTC